GTGAACAGTCTCGATTTCGATCGCAAGCCGGAAGATACGCGCGTCGTCGTCGCCATGTCGGGCGGCGTCGACAGTTCGGTGGTGGCCGGCATCCTGAAACGTGAAGGCTACGACGTTCTCGGCATCACCCTGCAGCTCTACGATCACGGGGCGGCGGTGCACCGGGCGGGCTCGTGCTGCGCCGGCCAGGACATCGACGATGCGCGCCGCGTCTGCGAAACGCTCGGCATCCCGCATTACGTGCTCGATTATGAAAAGCGCTTCCGCGAGACGGTGATCAATCCCTTCGCCGAAAGCTATGTCGCGGGCGAAACGCCGATCCCGTGCGTCGCCTGCAACCAGACCGTCAAGTTCGCCGATCTCCTCGCCACCGCCAGGGAACTCGGCGCCGACGCGCTGGCGACCGGCCATTACATCCGCTCGCGCCCCAATCCGGCGCCGGACGCGCCCGGGCGCCGCGCGCTCTATCGCCCCGTCGATGCCGAGCGCGACCAGAGCTATTTCCTCTTCGCCACGACGCAGGAGCAGATCGATTACCTGCGCTTCCCGCTCGGCCATCTTTCCAAGGCCGAAACGCGGGCGCTGGCCGAGGAGATGGGCCTCGTCGTCGCCAAGAAGGCGGACAGCCAGGACATCTGCTTCGTGCCGCAGGGCAAATATTCCGATATCGTCAACAAGCTGAAGCCGAATGCGGCGCTTGCCGGCGACATCGTGCATATCGACGGCCGCGTGCTCGGCCGGCACGAGGGCATCCTGCATTATACGATCGGCCAGCGCCGCGGCATCGGCATCGCCACGGGCGAGCCGCTCTATGTCGTCTACCTCGACGCCCGCTCGCGCCGCGTCATCGTCGGCCCCAAGGAAGCGCTGGAAACGCGCCGCCTCTACCTGCGCGACATCAACTGGCTCGGCGACGGCGACCTCGCAGCCGTCGCGGCCGCCGGCTTCGACTGCTACGCCAAGGTGCGCTCCACGCGTCCGCCGCGCCCGGCCCGCCTCCAGGCGAACGAGGGCGGCATCTATGTCGAGCTTGCCGAAGGCGAGCCGGGCGTCGCGCCCGGCCAGGCTTGCGCGCTCTATTCCGGCGAGGGCGAGGATGCTCGCATCTACGGCGGCGGCTTCATCCTGCGTTCCGAGCGCGAGGCGGATGCCGAGGACGCCCTGAAGCGCATTCTTTCCACCCCGGTCGCGGCCTGAAAAGCCGCGACCGGCAAAGCCCTTGCGGACAAAGCGAATTTTCTCAAAACCTCGCTTGACACCCGCGGGAAGCCCGCCTTATAAGCCGCGCACCGGACGGAAACGGACATCGCTCTCGATCGTCCCTTCGGGCGGCGGAGTAGCTCAGTAGGTTAGAGCAGAGGAATCATAATCCTTGTGTCGGGGGTTCGAATCCCTCCTCCGCTACCATCGATATAACCCCCCAGCCGCGATTGGCTTTCACGGGGTTCCCATCATCGTTCAGGAACGGCTCAAGCGAGCTTACAACCTCCATTTCAACCTTTCCTGTCTCCGTCTTGCGGAGCGTGATGGAATGCACCAGTTCCCGCACCAGCCGGGGAAGCTCGCCCATATCGTCCAGCGTCTGAAGGACGACTTCCGTCTTAGCCCTGCTTTTCCGTAGCTTGTCGGCAAAGTGCTTGATGGCGCTCGGCAGCACGACGATGTTGCTGGCTTCAGGTAGCGAACGTAGTTCACGTTCAAGGTCTGCCCGCTCTTCGGCCTGTTCCTTGATACGCTTGTCGATGATACGGGTGTCGCCCAGCCCGCGCATGAGCATGTCGGTCAAACGCTCATTGTCCTTCTCGATCTCGGCAAGCCGCTTGTCGATCTGCCTGCGGCGGCGGTCCTCATGCTCTGCATTGGCATGGAGCTTTTCCATGTACGCCTTGGCATAGCGGTGGATTTGATCCGGGGTGGCAAGCTCACGGGTCAGGCTGTCGAGGAACAATTCTTCCACGTCTTCCAAGTAGTAGGTTTTCGGGTCGGGGCATGACCGGCTGTTCTTGTGCGCGGAGCAGCGGAGCCGCACCTTGCCAGACTTGTCAGGGCCTTGAACCGACATGCCAGCACCACACGCGCCGCACTTCAGGAGACCGGACAGGAGGCGCACGGGGCGGCGCTGTGCGCCCACGTTGTCCTTGCGCTGGGTGTGAGACCGTGCGGCAAGCTGGGCCTGTACGGCATCAAACAATTCATCGGGGATGATACGCAATTCCGGCACGTCGGCACGCTGCCATTCGCTGGGCGGGTTCGGACGGCTCACGCGCTTGCCCGTATCCGGGTCTTTGACCATCTGGTTCTTGTTCCAGATAAGACGGCCCACGTAGATCGGATTGCGAAGGATGCCCGCGCCACGATCCTTGTTGCCGTAGAGGGCGGACGGCGACCAGCGCCCCTTACGCGGCGGTTTTACATGCTCGGCGTTCAGCCGGTAGCAAATCTGCCGGGGCGATATGCCCGCCTCATAGTCCCTGAAGATGCGTTCCACGACTTCGGCCTCATCCTCGGCAATGATCGGCCTGCCGGGGTTCGCCGGGTCGGGCTGATAGCCGTAAGCCTTGCCGCCTGCGGTCAATCCCTGCTTGATAAGGCCGGTCATGCCGCGACGGACCTTGTGCATGTTGTCCTCGCGGAAAAGCTGGGAAAAAATCGAGCGCATGCCGACGCTCAAGGTGTTCGCCTTGCCGCCATGAACTTCGATGATGTCGATGTTCATGAATTTCAGGCGCTTGAACATTCCCGCCATGTCTTCCATGTCGCGGGACAGCCGGTCCATCTGTTCGACAATGACGGCATCGAACTTGCCCGCTTTCGCGTCGGCAAGCAGGTCTAGGATGCCGTCACGGCCATGCAGGGATGCCCCGGAGCGGGCTTGGTCCTGATAGGCAGCAATGACTTCATACCCCTCGCGCCGGGCGAAATCCCGGCACAAGGCAATCTGGTCTTCGGTGCTGTTCTCGTTCTGAAGGTCGGTCGAGAAGCGGGCATAAATCGCTGCACGGTTAGGCATCGGTCGGTTCCTCGCTGATACGGGTGATTTCCAGAATGTCATTCGGGAAGGCCGCTTCCATGGCTGCAATCGCCGCGTCGATGCCGAGAGATTTCAAGCATTCGACAAGACTGAATTGCGCGGACTTACCCTTTGCGAACTTCGGCTTCACCGCCGCAATCTTGGCCTTGATCTCCTTCGGGGTCGGGACGTTGCCCTTTTCGAGGTCGGCAATGACTTCCGACTTCACCACGTCGGGGGTGCTGGGCGCTGCCAGCGCGGCAACGGCGGCGGGCTTGAGGTTCGCGACTGCCGGGTGCTTCTCGGCAAGGCTCGCCGCGTTCATGTAGTTCTGGGCGGTCTTGGCGGTCCAGCCGAAGTTTGCCTTCAGCCATGGGCCGAACTCGCCATGCTTCAGCATCGCCTTGGCCTGCAACAGGTCTTTGCCGGTGTCGATGGCGTAGCTGTCGTTACGGCTCTTGATGCGCTGAACGATGGTCGCCAGCTTCTTGTCGCTGGGGTTCTTCTTCAGGGTGATGGTTGCCATGTCGAATACTCCTTACAAATGACGGTGGCGGGGGATCAGGCGTGAAGCAGATTGGTGACGGCCACGGTAATGCCGTTGTCATGAAGCTCGGCGGTCAATGCTTCGACTGCCGCGAAGGCTTCTTCCTCGGTTTTGTAGGCGGCATGGACAGGGTGCGCCGGAACCTTATCTGCGGTGATGCGGGTGCGGACGAAAACGATACCGTTGCTATCGCGGTTGATGGTGATGGTGTTGCGGGTGCTGGTCATTGTGGATTTCCTTCTGTTGGGGTTGGGGATTAGCGGTAGGTGACGCCGAACTTGGCGAAGCCTTCGGGGTCGTCTTCCTCGCCCTTGCGGAGCGCGGACAGGATGGCGACAAGCTCGGCGTTCATGCTGCGGAAATTCTTGATGCTGCGATCTTCAAGCCAGCCCTTCAGGTCGGCGGGGATGCGAACGCTGGTCGGTGCGCTGGGTCGGGTATGGGTCATCTCGATAGCTCCATGATGTAGTTGGCTTCATAATGACTACACTCATGATGCTATTGCGTCAACTGCAAAATAGCTACATGGATAGCTTCATGGTTAATTCAGACGATACAGACGTGAAGGTCGCCAACATCACGCCGTTCGGGTTGCGTTTGCAGCCCGCGTTGAAAAGGCGTGTTGAGGAAGCGGCGAAGGCAAGTGGACGCTCGCTGAACGCGGAAATCGCGGCGCGGCTAGAAGCCAGCTTTCAGGACGGCCCGTTGCCCGGTGACGATTATGAGCGCCGCATATCGATCTTGGAGAAGACCGTGTTCAACATCGTCATGGACGAACGGTTGAACGATCTCGCGAATGAGGTGGCGGACCTGAAAGCCAGTGTTGCCAAGCTCGAAAAGTGACCGGCAAAAACGAACCTTCTTCGCATTTGCCGGTCGTGTAAGTGTCACCTTTGAGCAAGTGATTTCAGGTCTGGTCAGCTATTCCGGCTCCCAGCCCCGCGAAGGTCTCCGGCAAGCTGGGCGAGCTTCTGGCCTTCCGTGCGCCTGAAGCCGTCCGGCTTCTGAAGGGCGGCATCCACGGCAGACGCGACTTGCTGGGCGAACCGGGCGTCCTGTTTCGGGTTCCCGCTGCTGCCGTGCATGTTGATCGCCACGGAAGGCGCATAGGTCGAGGAACTGCTGAAGGCATTCCGGCTGACAATCCCCCCGGTGGCGAAGGCGGGAGCCTTGCCGCTGTTGATGGCCTCCAATACGGCGCGGTGCTTTCGGGTCGCACGGGCGTTCACGACATACTCACCATCGGAAAGCATGGCGGGGATGCTGTCTGAAGTCGAGGTTCCCGGCCCGGACACGGCCCCGCCATCCGCGAAGCCCAGAAGCCCGCCAAGCAGGCCAGCGCCCCCGCCCATGGGCGAGGATAGAAGCTGCTGAAGCAATTGCTGGATTGCCCCGCCGAACTGCCCCAGCCCCGGCACGGCCTGCGATAGCGGACCTATCAGGCCGGTGACGCCTTGCGCCATGCCGCCAATCTGGGGGACGGCCTGCGTTGCCGCCATGCCGATGCCCTGAAGCGGCGGCTGCATCGCGGTCGTGCTGGTGGCGGTGGCCTGCATTTGCTGCTGAAGGCGGCGCTGGGCCTCAATCTGCTGTTCAACGATCTTCTGTTGCTGGGCGGCAAGCTGCTGCTGGGCAATGCTGCCCGTGGTCATGGGGTCGGGCGTCTGGGCAAGATTGGACTGCCCCGGAAGGTTGATGCCGTATTCGCCGGGGCGGAACCGCTGAAGGTCGGCGGTGGTGCCGTGGCGGTGCGCGCCCAGCTTCGGCCCGTCGAGCTTGTCAATCCAGCCGAAGTTGTTCGGGGTCGAATGCGCCCGGTTCGCATAGTTCAGATGATCGCCTACCATGGACGGCGTGCCCGCCGACCGCTGGGGAAGGTATTCGTCCACAAGGCGCGATGCGCGGGCATAACGCGGGTCGGACGTGGACCAATCGTCAACCGAACGCTTGCCCTTCTTCCAACCGGGAGGGCCGTTGATGTCGGAAAACTGCTTGCGAGCGTTCACAACGTCGGTGACGGTATCGCCCCATTTCCCGGATGCCTTCCGGTTCAAGATGGTGTCGATGATCCCCTTGCCCTGCGCATCGCCCTGCGAAGTCACCCATTCCGTCATGAGGGTTTTCTTCAGGTCGGTGATTTCCTTCGGGGTGAGCGTGATGGACTTGGCGAAGGAATTGGCCGCGTCCTGCATGGCGGGCTGAACGGTCTTGGCAAGGTCCGCCCCGTCGATGCCCAGAGAACCGCGAAGATCGCCGCCGATGACGGGCGGGAGGGCGGCACGTTCTACCTTGCCCACGGGAGCGGTGAATACCTCTACCGGGTCTGCCGTTGCAATTGATTGCACGGGGGCTTGTGCAATTGATTGCAATCCAGTCGCGGGCGATGCCGCCGGTGCCGGGGTCGCCAATCCCTTCCCCCAGGTCGAAAAGATGTTGTTGCCACGGGACGGCCCGAAGATGCGTTCCCAAAGGGCGTCAAGGGCCATATCCAAGAGCTTCGAGGACAGCTTGTTCAGAGCGCCTAGCAGGGCTTCAGCTGGGGTCTTGGCGCTCACAAGATCGGTGATGAAGCCCTTGAAGGCGTCCTTGCTGGCGCTTTCAAGCTCTTCCGCCTTCTGGGCGGCTTCCTGCTGGGACTTGGCGAGCTTGCGGGCTTCCTCGGCCGCTGCGGAATAGGCATCGGCAAGCGACATGATCTTGCCGCGCACGTCGTCGGTGATTTCTACGCCTGCTTCCTGTGCCGCGTTCAGAAGCTCGGCAACCATCCGCGCCTTTTCGATGGCGGCTTGCTGTTCCTCATAGGTGCCGGTGGCGTTGCGGCGGGCTTCGGTCTCGGCCTTCAGCGTGGCGATGCGCTTCTGAATGTTGGCAATCTCGCGCTCGAATGCGTTCTTCTTCGCGTTCGGGTCGGCGGCGGGCGTCTTCGGATTGTCCACGCTGTCAATCACGTCTTCGCCAGCGTCGTCGTTCTGGCGTGCGGCCTCACGTTCGGCGGCGCGGGCATTGGCCCGTTCGCGCATCGATCCCAGCGCCTCGCCCACGCGGTCCCGCGTGACCTTGCGGAGCGCGTCCAGATAGGCGCGGCCCGCCTCTTCCCCAGCCCCGGCAAAGCCGTTCCTGATACGGCCAAGGGACACGTCGTCCATGGTGCCAAGGGAGACGCCGACGCTCTCGCCAACGCTGTTGATGGCCTCCACGGCGGCATTCACGCCCCGGATGACGGTGTTCAGGCCGCTTTCCACGCCCGCAATCAAGGCGTTGATGGCGTTCAGCACGGCTTCCGCGACGGCCTGCGGGAGCTTCGTGAAGCTGACAACGATGGTGTCATAGACCAGCACGAAAGCGTTGATGATGTTGTTCGCGGCCTGCTTGGCGAAGTCGGCAAGGTCCGCCATGCTGATTTCCGCGCCGCCCAGCGCGTCCGCGATCATGTTGGCGACGGACAGGAAGGCGTCCCGCACGGTGGCGGCGGCTTCGGAAGCCCCTTCCTTGATCATGTCCCATGCAGCGCCCGCATAGTCCTGCAAGTTCGCAAGCTCGCCCTGAACCGGCTGGATTTCGTCCCCGAAGGCGGACAGGGCAACCGCCGCGCCGCCGATGGCCGTCGCCAGAAGCAGGAAAGGATTGGTGGCGACCACTGCGGCTTGTGCAAGAGCAACACGGGCAAGGCCGGGGACGTACCGGGACAGCATAACCGCCGCCGCCGCTGCGGCCCCCTGTGCGACGGTATCGAAGTTGTCGGCAATGGCGATTATGCCGTTGGCGAATGTCGAGGTGACGCCGCCTGCCTCGTTCAGCTTGCCGATGTACTCGGTCATGGCGTTCTTCATGATAACAAAGCTGTCGGAGATGGTGGCCTCCATGCTTTCGGCTTCTTCGCGGAGCTTCGTAAGCTGCCCCGTGAGGGCCTTCACGAGAATGTCGCCCGTGAGCTTGCCTTGCGTCCCCATCTTGCGAAGTTCGTTGACGGTGACGCCCAACCCATCGGCAAGCGCCTGCGCAACACGCCCGCCCGTGGAAATGACCGTGTTCAGGTTCTCGCCGCGAAGCTCGCCCAGCGCCATTGCCTTCGCCAGCGCGTTCATGACGCTTTCGGCCCGCTGGCCTTTGGCCCCGGAGACGACAAGGGCATTGTTCAGGGCTTCGGTGTAATCAAGCTGCGTCTGGGTCGAATAGCCAAGGTCTTTGAGCGCCTGATTATTGGCAACGAATGCGTCGGTGGTCTGGCCTATGTCGGAATAGGTGCGGCGGGCGATGGTGGAGATGCGGGCCATGACAGCCGCGCCCTTCTCCTGCGATCCCACGGCGACGTTGACGCGGGAAGTAAGGTCGGTCCAGCGTTCGGCAAGCTGGCGAAGCTCATTCAGGCTCACGCCCACGCCGATGGTGCCCAGCATCTTGGTGATGTTGGCGGTGGAGGATCGAAGGGAGTTTTCAAGCTCACGGGCAGCGCGTTGCGCCCGCCGTTCTATGCTGCTGAACTGGCTGTCCGCCGTGCGGCTGGCGCGCTGGAAATTGCGCTCGAAATCCCGGATGCGGGCTTCAAGGGCGACGACAAGCTGTTCTGTTTCTCCGGCCATCGCTGGGCCTCCTGTTACCAGACAAGCAGCCCTTCCGGGCGCTCGTCGCTGTCATAGATGGATCGGGTGTCTTCGCCGGTCGCGGCACGGGCAACGGCCATCGCGGCGGCAACGGCCCCGTCGATTTTCTCGGTGGACTTGCTCTTGTTGAAGGACTTGTTGCCCTTGCCGTCGTCCTGAATGGCGATGTTCGAGAAGTTCCAACGCAAGACAGGATGCCCGCCGTGCTGGAACCTTCCGGCAAGGATTGCCCGCTCAAGCTCCTTGATGGCCGGTCCCATGGTCGCCCAGCCCTGCCGGAAGGACACGCAAGGGTATCCATCTTCAAGCAGGTTGTTCATGAGCATACCCGCATAGTGCGGATCGAAGGCGATTTCCCGCACCTGAAACCGCTCGCAAAGATCGCGAATGGCGGCTTCGATCACGCGATAGTCGGTCACGTTGCCGGGGGTGGTGTCGATGAGCCCTTCGTCCACATACCGGCTATAGGGGAAACCGGATTGCATCTGCCGCTTCTCCACGTTGTCGGACGGCATGAAGAAAAACGGCAGGACGATATAGCCCTCTTCGTGATCGGGGTCGCGGAAGGCCGCAACGATGGCGGAAAGGTCATCGGTCGCGCCAAGGTCCACGCCCAGCCAGCACGCCGCACCTTCGAGCGCGTCAAGGTCAATCGGATCGTCGCCACGGTCATAAACGGCCATGTCCACGAAAGGCGACGTGGACTTGTCCAGCCACATATTCAGATGCAATTGCTTGAAGGCATCCCGTGCGCCGGGGCTATCTTCCGCTTCGCGTGCCTCCTGCCGGAGCCGCTTCAGGCTGGGATAGCCGAAGGGCAAGCCCGGATTGGCAAGATGCCAAACTTTTTCGTCGCGCCAATCGGCATCGGCTGGGGCTTCAAACAGGAAAGCCAGCGTGCCGGGGTCTTCGATCTCGCCACGGGCAATCTTGCGGGCGCGTTCGATCACCTCATATCCGATGTTGTCTTGCCCGCGTCCCCCGGTCGTGATGGTGACGCGAAGGCTGTTTTCGGTCTTGGCAAGGCCGGTGCCGATCACGTCCCAAAGGTCACGTTTCTTCCAAGCGTGGATTTCATCGCACAAGGCAAAGACTGGCGTGCGCCCGTGCTGGGTGCCGTGATCGTTGGACAGGGCTTCGAGAAAGGAACCGTTCGGGAACTGGATCATGTTCCGGTAGTCCTGAAGCCTGATTGTCGTCGTCGGGTCGGTCGCCCGGTTCGCCTGTCCCTTCTTCCACAAGCTGGCGTCCCCGGCATGCAGGATGCCAAGGGCTTCGGAATAGGCAATGCGGGCCTGCTTGCGGTCGCCTGCCGCGAAGATGACTTCTCCCCCCGGCACGGCTTCCGGCCCCATGGTGTGAAGCAGGGCGAGCGCCGATCCCAGCGAGGTCTTGCGATTGCCCCTGCCGATCAAAATCACGATGTCGGAAACGATGCGGTTGCCGAACTCGTCACACGGCCCATAGATGCGGCGAACAATCTCTTCCTGCCACGGGTCAAGCTGAAACGCCCGGTCGGCAAGCCGGGACTTCGGATGCTTCAGGCCGCGAAGCCAGCGCACGGCGCGTTCGCCATAGCCGAAGGGGTCGGGAATGTCGGGGAACGGGTTCTTCCGCTTCTTCTTGATGATGATCGGCATGGTTCACGCGCTCCCCGTCGCCACGCATCGAAGGTCCAGCCCCTCCCGGCGTCCAAGTTCCTTGATCTCCTTCAGGTCATAGGCGCGGCCCTGATAGGTCACGCGGTCGGCGGGCGTGATGCCGTCCATGTGGCGGATGCGGAAAACCGTGGCGGCTTCGGTGGACGCGCCCCAGCCCTTCATGAACTCTTCGGTGGTGGCCTGAATGATCTGGGCGCGGACGGTGGCAAGGTCCGTCCACGTCTCAATGGGAGTGCCGTAGTCGTCCACGGTCGAGGTGAACCGCTGAAGGGTGATGGTCTTGTCGAGCTTCCCGGCACGCATTAGGCGATCTCCTTGACGAACGCGGACAGCGTGACGACGCCGTGACTATGCAGGCCGTCCGGGTCACGCATGAACCGCGACGACGATATGAAGAGGTCCGCGACATGCAGGCCGGTGACGTTCCAAAAGGTATCGGCAAGGGCATCGCGGATGGCCCCGCTGATCTGCTTCGAGACGACAAGACCGGGTTCGGTCGCCCAGATATGCAGGTCGAAAAAGGTCTGGTGCCGGGTGCGGGAAAGACCAGCGTCGGGCGCGGTCTGGCCTTCGCCCATGAGGATACAGGGGAAGGTTTCCGGGCGGCTGTTCTTGTCGAGGATGGACGCTGCCGGGACAAGCGACGTGACCGCGCTGGAGGCGACAAGGCGGGCGCGGATGGCGGCTTGCAACTGTAAACTCGGTTCCATATCACGCCCTCGCGAACTCGCCGTGAATGTCCTTCTCGGCAAAGCGACGGACATTCAGAGCTTCATGCAGCGTCGAGTAAGTCCCCAGATAGACTTTCTCGCCGTCGATACCGATGGTGGCTTCATAGGTGCCGTTCCGGGTGATCTTGACGCCGGGAAAGCCGGACTTGTTATCGCTTCTCCTGCGACGGTTGCGGCAATTCTCGGCATGTGTGGCTTCGCGGAGATTGGCCCAGCGATTGTTCGCCCGGTCCCGGTCGCGATGGTCAACCTGTTCGGAAGGCCATTCGCCGGTCATGTAGAGCCATGCGAGACGATTGGCCTGATACTTCCGGCCATCAACTCGAACCTGAATGTAACCGCTGCTGTCAGGCGCTCCGGCGATGCTACCCGCCTTCACGTTCTGGTTCCGGTCCACCTTCCAGCGAAAAATGCCGGTTTCAGGATCATAGGTCAGAAGCTCATGCAGGCGTTCATGGGTGATGCTCATGCCCCACGTTCCTCTCTGATAGCTTTGCGCATGGCGCGTTTGATGCGGTTCGCCGCTCGCTTTTTGGTCAGGCGATAAGCAGGCCAGAAAAAGGGTGAAGCCGGAGCTTCAACGCTGCCGTACTCTTGCAAGTGAGCGTAGCGAACATCGGTGTTTCCCGCCGTCACAAGAACTTGGTTTTCAGCGGCAACCGTGCTTCCTCCGGGGGTCGAATAAGGCGGCGTGGTGCCGCCCGGTGGCGTCACGGCAATGCTGTCCTTCAGCGCCCCGGTGTCTTCGGGTGCCAGCGCCTTCATGCGGTCGGCAAGTTCTTCCCCGGACTTCATGAGGGCAGGCACGACGGCCTCTTTCACGGCGCGGGGAATGGCGGCAAGGCGCTTCTTCAGGCGGTTCGTCTGGGCGCTCATGGTCAGGCTCCAAACGAATAGGCGCGGTGCGGGCCGATCAAATCCCAGACGCCGAAGGGCACTTCCTCGGCGGTGATGCCGACAATGGACGCCTCCCGGTTCTCATAGAGATGGCCGACAAGCAGCCGCACGGCTTCCTTGAGGTCGGCGGGAACTTCGGCCATGTCCGCGAACGGCTCGGCAAGCCAGCGGCCAATCCACGCTTCGGCGGCGTCGATCTTGGCGGCAATGAGCGCGTCGTCGGTGTCCGCCGTGACGTTTAGGTGGGCCTTCGCGTCTTCCACGGTGATGATGCTCATGGCGAAAGCTCCTTTTCAGATTGCAGATGGAGAACGTGCCTCCCCACGCCGGTCCCCTTGGGTTTCGTAAAAGTCTGGGAATACCCCCCGGTATTGCTGAAGCCCTGAAGCATCCTGCGGATGATCTCGGCATTGCGCCGGTAACGTCTGCGGGCATTGGGAGGCATGACGGGTTCGGACAGGGCACGCTTGACGGACCAGCCATAGGACAGCCGCCATTGCAGGGTTGCCACGGGTATGCCCAGCTTCCTTGCCCACGCGCTGATGCTCATGGTCTCGCCACGATAGAAGACGGGGACGCTGTTTGTGGGGAGGTCATAGAGGGGGCGAGCGTCGTCATGCTCAAGGAAGGTGTCCCCGCTCATGCGCCCATAGACCGTGGGCTGGGCAAGGCCGGTGATAGCGGCGATCTCCTTCGCCGTCTTCATCTCGCCCCTGAACCGGTAACGCTTGGCCGCACCGTCGCGCCTGTGCTCCCTCGGCACGAACGGGCGGTCTTCGATCACGTCGCCGTTGATGCGAAGGGTGATGGCGTTGGGCGACAAGCCCGTGAGCAAGGCCACGTCCGCACGGGTCATGTGCTTGCCCCGGAAATAGTAGAGCCTTCCCTTGCTCATCGGCGCTTCTCCTGCGATTGCTTGCGGGACGAATGGCAGGGCGTGCATAGGGCCTGCCAGTTGGATCGGGACCAGAAGAGTTTCTTGTCGCCCTTGTGCGGGGTCTTGTGGTCCACGACACGGGAGGGAGCGCCGCACATGACGCAACGGGGATGCGCCTTCAGGTAGGCAGCGCGTTCCCTGTCCCATTTGCTGTCATAGCCGCGTTCGCGTGCGGTCGGGCGCTCGGCGTCATGGCGTGCCTTGCGCTCACGATCCCGCTGGATCATGTGCGGGCAACGTTCGCCGGGAGCGACTACGCAACCACATGCGCGGATGGACGGTGCGGCGTAGGGCATCGGCCTCCCTCCCTGTCGTATGGTGCGGAAAGCATGGCATCCAGCTCGTACCCGAAGACGGCAAGCAGGCGTTCAAGGTGTTCGACGGGCATGTGATATGCCTCGCCCCGGAAGAACCGTCGCAACGTCGAGCGGTGGACATTGGCGACGGATGCCAGTTTGCGTTCGGACAGGCCACGCTCGGTCATGAGGGCATGGACAAGGGACGGCCATTCGCTGGTAATTCTCATGTTCACGCCTCCTTGCGCTTGGTGATGATCTTGGTGCCGAAGCCGCCGAAGACGCCCCTGAACTTGTCGTCCAGGCTGATGTCGGATTGAGGCTTGGCGGGCTTGTCGTCGGTGCCGCCGAAGATCGCCTTCAGCATGGACATGCGGCCATCATGGGCGAGCATGATTTCGGCGGGGGTGGCGTCCAAGGTGTCTTGCGGCGTCCAGCCCAGCCAGCCGGTGCCGATCTTGTAGAGACCGGACAAGTATTCGCTGAAGGGCTGGGATTTGCCCTTGGGCTTGCCGCCGTTGTCATTGGCGGCTTCGGGTTCGTCCATGCCCGTGAGAGCGAGCACATACCGGACAAGGGGTTCGCGAAGGTGATCAAGCCCATTGTCGAGGATGCGCGTTTCCAGCATGGGAATGTCCGCGTGGTCGCGGATGATCTCGCAAGCTGCGGTCAAGCTGCCGTCCATGATCTCCCGGAGAAGACCGGCAAAGGAACCGGGGCGGCGCTCAAGGCGGATGGCAAAGCGAAGAGAGGGGCGAAGCTCTATGGCCTCGCCCCCGATGCTGACAACAATGCTGTCTGCCAGCTTCGCCATGTCCTACGCCGTCACGGTGATGCTGTAGGCGGCGGACGCCGTGCCCGCGCCGGTATAGGTCGCCGTGATGGTGAAGTTCGACATGCCCGCCGTGGTCGGGGTGCCGGAGATGACGCCCGTTGCCGCATTGAGCGTCAGGCCAGCCGGAAGCGTGCCCGCCGTGACCGCATAGGACACGGTGCCGACGCCGCCCGAAGCGGTGACGGTGGCCGTGTAGGCTTCCCCTTCCTCGCCCGCTGCGAGCGCGCCCGGTGCCGGGGACATGGTGACGCTCGGCCCTGCCGGGATTTCGAGAATTTCGCCGTCGATGGACAGGGCGAAGGTGGTGCGGACGATGTTGTCGGCGTTGCCGTAATTCGACTTCGCGGACATGACCGGAGCACGGAAATAATAGACCGTGTTTTCGCCGGTCGGCGTCGGCTTGTCGTTCAGCTCCACCTTGAAGGGATACTTGAACCAGTCGCCAGCGGCGGCGCGTGCGCGGTTCTGGCCTTCGTCGCTGGGGTCGCGGCCCACGACAACCTCAAGAGCGCCGGAGTTGAGCGAGCCCTTGAGCTTGCGGACATAGCCGTCTGCGAGGCTGATAAAGGTCTGTTCAGAGCCTTCAACGCCGAACTCCCCGATGTCTTCGACTTCCTTGATTTCCAGCCACGTTTCGGCCTCGAAATCGGCAAGGTCGGAAATCGTGTTGTTCGCCGCGCCGATGTAAAGGCGGCTCTTCGCATTGGTATGGATTGCCATTGAAAAAGTTCCTTCTAAGGGACTGGACAGCCGTCGCGGCGTTCAATCGGGTTGAGGGTTAGAGGACCGGGCGTTCGGCGGCGTTGCCCTTGACCAGCACGGCGCTTGCCGCGATGGACGTGCCGCCGTTCTTGGTGACGACAAGGCGGACGTGGCGCTTGAAACCCGCGTAACCGATCTTCGTCACGCTGTTGGCTTCGAGGGTTTCGGGAAGCTCGCCCTGAAGCTGATCGGCGGGCACGTCATCGAAGGCCGCGCCGTCGTCGCTGTCCTGAACCTTGGCCGTGAAATCGCCGTCCCCGGCGACGGCCCCGGTGGTGATGACGAATGCGGCGCTGCCGAAGCCCAGAAGGTCGAGGGCCGCGCCGGTCGTGGTGACGGCAAGCACGGCGGGAGCAATGGCCGTGACGACGCCGATGTTGGAAACGATGTCTCGCATGATGATGGTCCTTTCGTCGGTCGGCGCTTAGGAAGTCGCCATCTTGAGTTTCTTGAACTTGGCGGGCTGAAGCACGCCGCCGCCCACGCGACGGGTGGCGTGAATGCGGGTCATGCCGTTGGTGGCGAGCAGGTACGGGTTGACCAGAATGGACAGGCCGATGCGGTCCACGATGCGATAGCCGGAGAAATCGCCGTAGATGATCGGGAAGGCGTTGGCTTCCACGTCGGGCATGTCGATCATCTCGACAACCGGACGCCCCAGAAGGGTTTCCGGCTGGCCTGCCTGATAGGACGGCTGCCAGAGGAAATTGCCCTGTCCGTCCTTCAGCTTGCGGGCGGTGCCCAGCGTCGTGCCGTTCATCGCCCAGACGCCGCGATTGCGGTAAGTCGCCGGGATCGAATAGAGCAGCGTGATAAGGGCGTCGGCGGAAAGGTTCGTTGCGTGGCCGTTCAGGGAATGGCCGATGGCAGCATTCTTCATGAAGCCTTCCGGCTGAAGAGCGCCGTCGCCGTTGACGAACGCTGCGCCTTCCTTGCCGCCGAAGTCTTCGGACAGAGCAAGGCGCACTTCCTGTTCAGCCTGCCCCGCGCTGTCGGCAAGCAGGGCATTGGAGATGTCAACGAACGTGTTGACTTCCTTGACCGGGATTTCGGCCTGCCCGAAGCCGGGTTCCGAACCTTCCTGCGCCTGCGTCTCGCCCTTCCACTTGGCATTCGTGATGCCGGTGCGCTTCGGGTAGATGACGGACGGCGAACCGGTGGTGCGGACGCTGGCGACGGTGCGAACCGGGGAAAACTCGTTCAGGTCGCGGATGAACTCGGTGCTCATTTCGGCGGGGGCGAGATAGCCGCCCTGCGGATCGCCGGAAACCGTGAGGGCGCGAAGCTCTTCAGCCGGGGTGTTGTTGCCCATGCGAAGATAGGTGCCGAATGCCCGCGTCTCGGCGGCGGGTTCGTCCTCGTTTTCCTGCTGCTGGGTGCCGGGACGGTTCAGCCGGGTTTCGAGCGCGGCAATGCGGCCTTCAGCGGTGCGAAGGGCTTCGGCCTGCCGGGTCTCGAATGCGCTGGCGGCGCTGCGAAGCTCTTCCACGGCGGCGGTGGCCGCTGCCAGCGGGTCGGTATTGTCCGGGTCGGCGCGGGTTTCCAGCGGAAGGGCCGAACGGGTTTCGAGGTCAAGGGGAAGGCGCATGTTCATGGGATCAACCTTTCAGGATGGTGGAGGCGGCGCGGACGGAAGAGAGGAAGGCGGACAGGCCGGGAGCATCGGCGCGGACAGACGTAATCCCGCTGCCGGGAACGCTGGGGAACGCCACGATGCTGATTTCGTGAAGGCGGGCTTCCACGATGCGGCGGACGCCGTTTGCCCGCCGTTCGTCCTTCACGGTGCGGAAGCCGATGGACAGGCCGCGAATGTCGCCCGCCTGCAAGAGCGAGCGAACTTCAAGCGCCTTCGCCACGGCAAGGTTCAGCTTGCCCTTCGCGGTGAGACCATCGGCGCGGACTTGGAAGGAAGACCATGAGCCAATGACGTTGGCCGGATCGTGCGCCCAGAGCATCGGGACAGAACGGCCTTCCAAGCCCCGGAAGGCATCGGGGGCGAACTCGGTGCGGTAGGTGTCCACGGTGTTGAAGCGGACGGCCACGCCTTCAATCTCGCCCGTGTCGGTCGGCGCGGTGAAACGGGTCTCGAAATCCAGCGTGTCGCCAAATGCGAAATCGTTTCGTTTTTCGATGGTGGTCACGCGGTCACTCCTTGAAGTCGCGCGAACGCTTCGCGTTGCAGGCGCATGGCGGTTGTCGGAAGGACGTAAAAGACCTGCCCGCTGATGCGGCGGCGCTGAAAGCCCAGAGTGCTGGCAAGGCGATCCGCCGCACGAATGACGGCCTGCCGCTGGGGCTTTGTGGATTGCTCGGAACCGTAGGCTGCGATGACCAGTTCGGGCACGCTGATGCGCCGATCTGGGTTCGCCGCGAAGGATTGCAGAACGGCCTTCTGCACGTGGCCGGTGCCGGTGGCGCTCATACTTCGCCCCCCTGATCTGCAACCAATGTCTCAGAGACTACACTTGCGGAACCGAACATGAGCATTTCGAGGGTGCCGACTGCGACGGGGAAGACTTCCATGATCGGGCGGCGGGCGGCATAGGCCGCGACAAGATCGGCGGCGGTCTGGGGCGTCTCGCCCCCGCCGATAAGCCCCAGCCGGAGCACGGCCAGAAGCTCGGCATGGCGGAAGTCGCCCCTGAAGATGCGATTGGACAGCCCGCCGATACCCGCCCCGGTGATGCGCTCAAGCTCGGTGACAAGCTCCGGGGTCAGGCGGAAATCGCGTTCAGTGTCCCCGAAGAATGCGCGGAAGGCGGGAGCCTCATTCATCGGCTTTGCCCTCCGGTGCAACCTTCGTCGTCGTGGTCGTGGTGTAGGGGTTTTGCAGCACGTCGCCGCCCGAAAGCGGGCCAAGGTTCAAGCCCGCCCGAACTTCGTTCGCCGTCATCGCGCCCATGCTGCGATACTGGCCGTATGCCGTGGCCCGCGTGGCGAAGTCGGCGCGCAATAGGGCGTCGGTCAGGTGCTCCACAAACAGGGCGTCCCGGTCGTCCGGGGCAATGAGCTTCAGCGTGGTCTCGGCTTCCCAGCGGGACAGCCAGGGGGCGAGCGAATAGGTGAGGAACTGCTGTCCGCCCGTTTCGGCGTTCGCCCACGTCTGGCGGCTGTAGTCCATGAGAAGGACGGGCGGCACGCGAAGCACGCGGGCAATCTCGTTCAGGGACAGTTGCCAGATTTCGAGGAATTGCGCGTCCACGCTCTTGAAGGCCAGCGGCATGAACTCGCCGCCCTCTTCAAGAACGGCGGTGCCGCCCGTGTTGCCGCCCGATGTTGCGGCCTTCCAGCTTGCCCGGATGCGCTCGGCAACTTCCTTCGTGAGCTTGTTCGGGAACTTCAGGATGCCGCCCGGACGCCCGCCGTTGGCGAAGAGGCGGTTCGCATAGCCCTGAAGGACCATGAGCAAGCCGATTGCGTCCCGCGCCTCCATGATCGGGCTGCGGCCCGTCACGGCATCGGTGGCGACGGGCGACGGGGCGCGAAGGTGCAGAATGTCCGCGAAGGGAATGAACCGGGTGCCGTTGCTGATTGTGACGCGGTAACGGGGTTCGCCGGTCACGCTGTCGATTTCGATGGTGACGGACAGGGGATGCAGGCGGTGAAGCTCGCGGGGTGCCCCGGTGCTGTCCCGCACGATCTGGGCGAAGGCGTTGCCGAAGAGGATGGCGTCGGCTGTCAGAAGCTCGCGAAGCTGGGGACCGCGCATCCACGGGCAGGCATCGCCGTTCAGAAGGCGATAGGCCGGGTGATCGTTATCGCGCTCACGGGAGCCGTTCGCCTCACGGCGGTAGGCGTGAAGGGGCAGAATGCCCATGGCTTCGGAGATTGCCCGGACGCCAGCGGCGACGGCGGGGACACGCAATGCGCTGGCCGGGGTGACGGTCGCGCCAGACAGCGACGGCACGACGCCGAAGATGCTGAAATCAAGCTCGGTCGGATCGGCAAGGGAGCGCCGCTCGGCTGATGCAATTAATTGCGCATCAGGAGTTGCTAATGTTTCCGTCTGCCGGGATCGGGTGAAGGGCCACATATGTCACGTCTCGAAATTTACGTGACACCCCTTTTAACCTCATCTTCTGCAAAGTCATCAAGGTGCGATGTCCTCGGTATGCGGTTTGATCCGGGTCGCGGGAGGGGGCTATGGGGGAGGGTTTCCTTCCGGGAGAGAGACGAGCGAAGCGAGTATCCCCGGCCTCTTCCCGGAAACGGGAAAGTATCGCGCACGCGATGGATGATGGATGGCGAAGCCGGATAGATACGCTTGATTGTGAACGTAGTGAACAATCATAAGTATCTGTATGTGGAGCTGCCAACAGACTTGCTAACACAGTTGCTAACAGACTAGCTCACTTCGCTGGTTGCTCATGGGGTTCATTGATGATCGCCAGAAGCTGTTCCATAGAGGTGATTTGATCCTCTTCCGGCTCCGGCGTCGGCGTCATAGCAACAGACTTCACGGCAGGCTTGACCGGCTTTTCGGCAACGCCTCCCTCCTTCAAGCCAAGGTGATACCTGTCGCCGGGACGGCCATCTGACAGTTCGAGCGCAAGAGCCGTGGGCCTGATAAACGCCAGCGTGCGCTTGCCCCCATGATGACCTTGCTGCCGCTCGATAAGCCCATGCTCAACCAGCTTTTGGAGATAGTACCGCAAGGTACTTTCCGGCAGCTTGGTTTTCTCGCTCCACCACGGATACGGATAAGCGGCCCAGCATCCGGCCACGCCGGGGCGGCGGGCAGTGGAACCGCGCCACGTAATCATGATCTGCCCGAAGAGGTCACGGGCCTTCGGGTACTGCCGCCAGAAGCCTTTCAGGTCTTCCCGCGTTTTCAGGGGGCTGTCATCCTGAAGCGCCTTCGCCGCCTCTTCCTTGGCGACTGCGGCCTTGATCTCGGCCTTCGCTTTCTTGCTGTTCATGTCGTGGGTCAT